TCACCCGCACAGCTGATTTAAATGCTGTGACATTCCCGCTTGCGTTCCCCAATGCCTGCATCGGCGTCCTTCTTACAAAGAACGAGAGTGCTGCGGGTCCAAACTCTGAAGCGAACATGGCCGCAATTAATCAGACGTACAACGGATTTACCGCTCTTATGTATTCAGAAGAACGCGGTGCGACGTGGGTTGCCATCGGCTACTGAGGTTAAAAATGTCCGAAACATATTTATACAGCGCCAGTACTGGCGGGTTTTACCCTGTGTCAATGAAAGAGATTTACGAAAATAGCATTAATGGATTGCCTGATGATTTAAAAGAGGTGAGCGAGGCTGACTACAACGCGCTTATTGTGGGGCAGGAAGGCGGGAAAAGAATTATCGCCGATAAGAAAGGAAATCCCATTCTGTCCGCTCAGGCAGAACCTTCTGGAGAGGAAGTTATTAACTCCAATAACAGAAAGAAGACTGAACTAGTCTCCTCAGCGACCGCGATGATAAACCCTCTTCAGGACGCGGTAGATATGGAAATCGCCACGAAAGAAGAAGCCGCCGCCCTTAAACAGTGGAAGCTTTATCGCGTATCTGTCAACCGGATTGACACCACACAAAAAGAAATTAACTGGCCGGATATCCCCGCCTGAATTAAACAAATCCCATCGGGGTGATAAATGTCAATATCGGACACTAAAGCTGCGCAGAAGTACGCTTCTATCGCAGAGGTTGCTGCTGCCCAGGCGAAAGAGGTATTAACCGAAGCTTTACTGGCTCCTGAGTATGCAGGTCAGGCTGCTGCTTCGGCAGCAGAGGCGGCAAGTTCCGCGCAGCAGGCTCAGGATGCAGCAGGCAATGCGGCCAGTAATGCAACAGAATATATTAATGATCAGCTGGTAGAGCAAAAGACTGAATTCGATGCTGACCAGACTGAGCGCAAGCAAGAATACGCTAACACTCTGGCAAACCTTATTCCTCTGAGTCGTCAATATATGACGCTGCCTGCTGCTCAGGCTGATATAGCAAACATCCCTGTCGGCTCCGTAACGTATGTACGTAGTAGTGATGGCTCCACTCTTGCTGATGAATATGAAAACATTGCCGGAACTCTGACCGCAACCGGAAGGAGCATGCCATCACAGCAAGAAGTTTCATTTCTGAATGACTCTGTCTCGGATGAAATTAATCTAAGACAAAGTTTAATTACTGGCGGCCCCGGCCCGTCGCGGGCACCGGGTTATATTGTCATTTTTGCGGATGAAAATGGCAGGGAGGTGTTTGGTTATCGCTCTAGTGACGGCGCACCGTCAGACCATTCAATGAAAAAAATAATCATGAGAATTGGCGAGAGCAATCCTCTGCCGGTGAAAGGCAGCGTTCCGGGATATGAACTGGCTTACACAATGCCGGACTCCGAGGGGAATCTAAGGTTAACCCAGTTATGTCTGATGCAGGATAGCGGTAAATTTGCAGACTGGGTGCTTAAAGAGTGGGCTGTGAGAATGGCTCCGACTCTATCGGATCTAATCTCAATTGAGTCAGAAAGACCGACATTTGCAGGAACGTGGAAACATCCTTCAGGCAAATATCTCCCGTACAGAGGTGACAGGCGGACAATTGTTAACCTCGGCTCATCGTCAGCAGAAAGAAGCGCGACTTGGTATACGCAGATGGCGTCAGACCTTGGTTGCAGCGTAGTGAATATGGGATGGGGCGGGGCTAACTCAATTCAGAACGCAATGTTCATGGGTGTAATAACGCCACTGATGACGTCAGTTACTGGTTCAATACCAGCATCAGGTTCGGTAGAAATGACGTCGTCAGGGTTTGATGCATCTTTATTCACCAAACAAACGCCTGGAGAATTACTCGGTATAAAAGGAGTCATGAATTATGTGTATGGCTCTGGTTCGCCTACATGTACGTTTACCAGAACAACTCCCGGCGCTTCAGTTGCATTACCAGCAAACACTCCATTCATTGTTGATAATGTTAAATACCGTAGCAATTTCCTTCTACTGGAAACAGGGAAGAATGACCTTAATCAGGGAAGAACTGCTGAGGCAATAAACGCAACTATATTATCCATAGTTGAGTGGATGGCTCCTTTTTATCCTGAAATAGTAGTTGTTGGTCAGTTTGCAAATAATTGGGCTATAGGCTCTACACAACGAAACAGAATGAACCAGAGTATTGCCGATAATAAAATACGTTACGGTGCAAACTTTATCGACCAGCAAGAGTGGTTAACCTCGTCGCAGTTATGGATTGACCTGGCAAATGAGGGAGTACAACCGACAGCTCAGGATTTGGCAGACCAGGCCGCAGGTAATGTACCCCAGACACTGATGATTCCTGCAAGAGATCATCTGACACCGGATGGGTATCATTACAGAGAAAAGTACCTGATTCGAAAAAAACTAATCGAACTGGGATTTAACGAGGTGAATAAATGACATTTATCATTAGCAATTCGGCAATGACCAATCCCGGTGATGCTCCTTATATACCCAGCGTTGCGCGAAATCTATATATGAATTTCAATGCAAAGCTGGATGCCCCTAATAATGGTGCTGTAATTGAAAGTCTGGTTTTCAGAGGGAGTGCGCCAATTCTCGACAGGACATTCAATAAGAAGAGGGGAAACGTTTTAACATTCCCAAAAAGTATTGGTGGTTCGACCCCGTATATACAGTTCGACGGAACGAACACGCTGGCAAACAGTAACGACAATGGCGGGACGGGTTCGTACAAGACGATTGAAAATAATATTACTATTGCTTTCAGATTGAGGGTGAATGACTGGTCCTACCCATCAGGCGGAACTGCTGGTTTTATAAGGGGTGTCTCAAACAGAACTGCGTCTGTTCGTCAGGGGTCAACAAATACGGAAGGTCTGATAACAATCGCCGGGGGACTGCCAGTAGCAAAGACAATAAACGAGCAAACTGATTTAAAAACGGGACAGTGGGGCGTATTGATTATTTCCTACAGCTCTACAGAATCCAACATTCTATTAGCGGGCTCTGGAAGTACCAAAGCCTTTGCTATGGAAGCAGGTACAAGCTTGCAAGGCTTTGGTTTCGGGTCTACAAATGCGGCAGCCGCAACAGCGGCGTCAAATTTCGATCTTTCACATTTTGCGATATGGGATCGCTCTCTGAGCGCGGATGAAATGATACTCGCAAGGGACATATGGGAGGCCGGTGGCGATTTTCAGCTCTGAATCAAAGGCCTGAGTAAACAGCATTAGAAACCACTTGCGGCTTCTGAGAATCGTTAATACTGTATGTGTATACAGTATTATTCTTTGGGGCCATTATGTCACGCAGATACGAAATTCCATACGCGTTCAGAAGTAGCATCAAAATTGAAGCCAGCGGACGGCGGACCGTCACCACGGCTGACTTTGTCCAGCAGCTTGCACTGATTAATCATCACTGGTCGCTGAAGGAGGCCAATCGCTGGATCGAGCATTATCAGCACGGTTTCAAAGACATATCGACAGAAGAGGGTGAGAGAAGGACCTTCTTCCTCTATAACCCGAATAGCGGAATCTGGTGATGGGGTTCCCATCCCCGGCGAAGGACTACGCGCAGGCTGAGCTGTCGCTCGATGAGCTGTGCGTTAAAAGCAAGACGGCGACCTTCTTTATGAGAGCGGAGGGCAACTATCCGCGAGTCGGGATTTTTGCTGACTGCATCTTAGTGGTTGACCGCAGTCGTCGGCCTGTAGATGGATCGATTGTTATTGCTGATGTGGATGGTAGGTTCAGAATCTGCATGATGCAACTCTCCCCATATCCGGCTTTAAAGTCGCTGGTAACACTCGGAGTGATAAAAAGTTTGAGTGGGGACAATGATGCGGAGGAAAGCACGGAAATATTCGGCGTTGTAACGTATGCAGTGAACAACATGACGACGTTCGAGTTTGATGATGTTCCGGTGTGAAATGTAGGGTTGTGCCAAATTTGTGCCAGAACGATGACACAATATGGCAGAAATTAGCAGAAGGTTAGAGGCGTACACTTAGCGGGCTGGCTTGTGTAGCGGCTTGCAGGGTTGGTATGATGCGCTCCTTTTTAACAATCATCGGACTGTTTCTCCGGTGCCATGCGGGAACATGGTTTAAGGGCGCTCGATTTTCTCTATATATTACATCAGCCTACGAGTGATATCTTATTAGCGGCGGACTCTCCTTCCCGGTCGTGTGCCAGGAATGTGACAATGCCGCTAAATCTGCTCAAATGTTCGCCACTCAGGTGGGCGTATTTATTGACCATCTCCAGCTTCTCCCATCCCCCTAATTCCTTCAGAACCATCAGAGGCGTTCCATTCTGAACATGCCAGCTTGCCCAGGTGTGTCTGAGGTCGTGGAAACGGAAATCTGATATACCGGACAGTGACAGTGCCTTGGTGAAATCAGTTCTGTTGAAATAGTCCTCTGCTTTACCATCGGACGAAAAAACATACTCATTGTCGAAAGGTATCTTTCTCAAGACTGCCACCGCTTCGTCATTAAGCGGTAGTGGTCTTGCTTTCCCCGATTTTGCATTCTCCGCTTTTACGACAGCAATCCTCCGTGACAGGTCGATGTCCCTCCAGGTCAGAGAAAGGATCTCCCGGAGCCTTGCCCCTGTCAGCAGTGCAAATGAGCACAGGTTTTTCATCCACGGATGCTGAAGGTTGTCTATAAGACACTTTGCCTCCGACTTATCAATCCATCTAACCCTGACGCGCGGCTCTCTTAACGTCTGAGTGTATGGCATCCTGTCCAGCCACCCATTTTTAAATGCCAGCGAGAACCCTCTCATAATCAGCGATCGATATCGGTTCATCGTTGCATTCGACAGCCGCTTACGTGTCACCCGGTTATGAGTGGGGAGGTTGTTGCTGATTTCCTCCCCACTGATTGAAGAAATGATGCGGCCCTCAAAAACACCCAGCCAGTACCGAGCATAGATTTTCGTGTTCTCGATATTTAACTGGTCCTGTGCATCTCGCATGGTCAGCATCATCAGGTCTTCAAACAGTCTTTCCGGCTTCTTATCCAGATTTTTAACCGCCCAGGCCTCGTGCTTCAACTTGTCGTGCAGCTGCTGCGCTTTCTCCCTTTCCCCGGTTCCAGCAGAGCGTCTAATTCTCGTGCCGTCTGGCTTCGATATATCGACCCAGTACGTATTTCCCCGTTTGTAGATCGGCATTTTTTCTTCTCCTTACCGCCTACAACAGCCAGCCGGAATACATTGTTATCCGCGACTGACTCTTCGGCAAACTTTTTCAGGCTTTCAGAATTGGCCCGCCAGCCACCACCGACGCGGAACATGTGGTATTTAGCGGGGTTTCGATAGATTGTTGTTGGCGAAACCTGGAGCGCTTCCGCCATGTCTTTCACTTTGAGAAACTTCTCAGTGGGAGGCATAGGCACCTCATAATTTAGTAAACAGCGCCGTCACTATCACAGCAGCGGCGATTAAGGTGCGGGGAAGGGGTATTGCCGGGTGGATTTTTATTGCGTTACTGGCTTCCGGCGTCATCTGTCAGCCTTATGCCGGGGATTTTACCGGCGGCGATGGCGTCATAGGCTTTTCTGTAGTCCTCCATTCTTAAAGGGCTAGCCAGTTCACCTTCGGCATTCCAGTTGATGGCGTGATAAATTGCTATCCCTGCCTCTTCTCGCTTTCGCTCTGCTTCGGTGCGGATGGGGCGCAAGCACCACGACACCAGGCATTCACTGCGACCACCGCCATCTTCGCACCAGAAAACAACCGCTACATCATTGCCGTCAGTCGTGGTTTCATGAGCCACAACTTTAACAATCGTCCCGGTCGGCGCGCATCCATCACGGACGGTATAATTCGGGTTATGATAAATATCCACCTCACACCCGATTGGAGGCAGTCCCTTTCCATCCCACACCGGCACCTTAGGTGCTGCAAGTGTGGCTTCGTATTCGGCATGGGTTACTACTTCTCCATGCAATATTGCTGCAGGGCGGGAATCAAACCGAAAAGTCCATGTTATGTCCGGTATTCGTAACATAAATGCGTCTTCAAGTGAGGACGGCCATCCGCCACGCTTCGGCAATTCAAGCACTAAAATATCAATCAGCTTCATGCTACAGCCCTCTGTGATTTAGCCCGTTTCCACCGCTCATCGTCTTCTCTGCACTCAGGGCAGCAGTAACTCGTTCCCGGCTGCGACGGTTCGCCACAGTCGCCATTTAAACAGGTTGCTGATACTGGCTCCGGCGCTTTCCGGTTAGCCAGTGCGACATCAATCATCATCTGCTGACGGGCTGCGGCCTCGTCTGCAATATCTGCATAATTCATGGTCATATCTCCGAATTCAGGGCATAAAAAAGCCACCGGGTTGGTGGCTGTTATTCTTCTTCATTTTCAAATTCTGCTATCTCACTATCTGAATAGCCTTTGACGCGATATGCGAACATGCGCCACTTTTTCTGGTCTTCTGTATTCATGCTTTGCCGTGATGGTGCAATGTCACTGGAAATGATGTTGCCAGCCTTCAGAATGAAGGACCCGCAATTACTGCCAATATCCCCATCAGCAAAAGTCACGATTATTGCGTCTTCAGGAAAACGCTTGGATAGCTCCGTCAGTACTCCTTCAGGGCATGACCAGGCTGTATCGAATTTCGCTATTCCGGCTTTTTCATCGTGTTCAGGCTCACATGCGTTCCACTTAGTTCCCCATTTCTCTCTTGCCCAATCCATTCCGTGCAGGTAACCGCAAGCTCGGTAGTTTTCCAGCATGCCGATAAATTGCTGGAACGAAGTGTCAGTCATTTTTTCGATATTCACATCACGCCTGTTAGCAGATTCCAGCGAAGCAATCAGTGGATGGGAACTTAGAGAGGTATTCAGAACAGCATTAGCCGCTGTCTCAGCATCCCCGTATATGCCATTCCAGTCAGCACCTCGCGGCCCGGGGAATGGGGCCATAAGATTGAAGTCGATCTTCCCTTCTTCGTTTACCATAGCTTCAATGACGTGCGTCGCCGCGGCGACTTTGTTAGTAACCCAGTTTGGCATTTCTTTCTCTCTTATTTCAGTTGGACGGTTGTGTAGGAGTGGATGCTTATTGAGGGAGGTCGTTACAGGGGGGCATTGGCTTCGTACTTGACCCACGAACCAGACTCACTCTCTTCAAAATCGTAAGAGCTAGGCCCATAGATTTCATCTTCATAACGCTTAATGCTCATATATCTCTCCCGCTGACAGGTGTCAGCAAATCACTGGCCGTAATGTATAGTCCGGCAGACATTAGCCTCCGGCGTCGTGCCGCTGCTTCCTCCGCTGCCTGCCGCTTATCCTCACCGCGCTCACTCAGCGACTTCTTGCTGACCACAATCGTCTTCTGTGGGGTAACTTTCGGAGCAACGCGGTTAACCTTTCCGTTCAGCGTATACAGCCTGTCAGTAGTGCCATCTCCGGTGGTTATCTGCTGAGCAGTAACAGAGGCAACGCACCCGTTGCCGGTGGTCGTATCGCGTATCACTTGCACGATTTTCGACCGGGGAACGCGCAGAGCCCCGGCCAGAGCAGTTGCGGTCATTGGCCCTTTGCTAAGTAGCCACATTGCTCGCTCTTTAAGTCCGTCGTTTGGTCCGCCTTTACCCCTGCGATACATTGGTGTTTTGATGAATGTCATGGTTACTCCTGTCGTTCTGCGCCGCCTGCACCGTGACGACGGTCTGAATAGTCGTGAATGTCATCGCGCTTAAACGTATCTCCCCAGCCTTCATCCGGTAGCTGCGGATAAGACGCAGCCTCCTTAGCATTGCGGATGGTGCGTAGTTCACTGGTTCTCTGACTGGGTGTTTTGTCGCACAGGCGCGGGTGAGGGCGGCCCTCTTTAGCAGCCAGCCATGCTTCGCCGCACTCCTGAGCTATGCGCTCGTAGAGCATCTCTCTCTCAGATTTTGGGCGTGACTCTCTCGCCCGTAGATATGGGTTTGTCATGGCTGGATACCTGATTAGTGGGTTATGCGGCTTGCTCTAACTCTGACTTGCGGATGTCATAGATGTCTTTCGCTTGGGACTGCTGCTCAGTTCCCCTCAGCGTTCGCCAGGCTTCTTCAAATGCTGCCTTCAGATCATCTGTAGTCCTTGCTGTATTGGCGAGTTCAGTGAAGTGCTTAAGCGCCTCTTCGTGAGGGTTAACGCCAGACTCAAGCCAGTCCAGTAATCGAGTGCCGGTATCCTCTGAAATAATCACAGGGTCGGCATTGGAGAATAATTTGGTACGGTCCTTTGTAGCGTTGGCGTGATGCGTTTCATGCACCAGGTCCAGCACGGTAGTGAACTCATATTCAACACCGTCACGCTGCTCTGACTTCATGCCGAGTTTGGCTACTTTCTTGCGGCCATTCTCTTCAATCTGCGCAGTTTCTGTTTTGCTGCGCATCGTGGCGATAACATGCATATTGGAACGGAGAATCGCGTCAAGGAAAAGGCGATGCCGGGGGTTGATGTCGCTCCATGCTGACCAAGAGTTGCCGCGGTATTTTGCCTTCGCGATGGTATCTACCAGCTCAAGACAACCACCAACACCCCCCCACTCATGGGTGATACTGTCAATTATTATTGTGCCGTAACCGGCTTGCTCAGCGGCGTTAATAGCCTCAACAAAACGCTCAGGGCTAAATGGAGGCTCAAGCTCGAGCACGTCAAAGTCGGCGATGTCAGAGTACAGTGATGCGCTTCCTTTCTCTGTATCCACGACTGCAATCTTCCCGCCAATACCCTTGGCAATCAGCAATGCGCTGTAGGTTTTCCCTGAACCACTTGGCCCGGTAAGCGCCAACCGTAGTCTGGCTTTCTTTCTCATGGCTTTTTCAAATTTCATCTTTTTGTCCTCAGAAGGGCGGGTCGCCCAGGAAATACTTCTGGTTTAACTTCTCAATTCCCGCACCGTTAAGCGCTGCCTGTTTCGCTTTTCGAGCACCTATCCGGCGGTAGTACAAAGCATCAATCAACAGCCTCCTGCGCTTCTCTGTGCTTTCCTGAACGGTCTTGGCTAGTGCCATTGGGCTGCCCTCCGTAAATTCTGCATTGCCTCTTCCCACACGCGAGAGTTGCGGGTTATTACTGCCAGGCGTGATAACTCCTGCGCCCGGATAAATGACTGGATGTTCATGGCTTCCCCGGTTGGCGTAATGTGTCGATAAATGAACGCCACGCTAAGCGCAGGCGGCGGGTGATGATGTCGAGAAGAGATTCAGAGCAGCCAGCAACAGGCCACCCTGCAACGGCGTAATGCTGCATGGCTTGTCCTTATTTAATGTTCGGTTTATTTATGTCGGTGCCGACTGATGCAATCGGCATTGAAATAAAGCCGCTGTTACGCGGCTGTAAATCGATTGGGAATGACGACAATTACTGTATTGACCATCGTTCCAGATTCTTTAAATGAACCGGAAGGCAACTCTTCGATATGCCCGCCGCGACTTTCAATAGTTTCACGGAATTCTGCGGTTAGTTTGTTGTTACGGAACGTCACGGATGAGGACATGACGGAAACCAATCTTCCCCCCGGCTTTAGAAATTTAAGAGCATGTGTAACATGCTTGATGTCTGCCTGACGCCCGAAAGGCGGATTCATTACAATACGGTCATAAATAGGGTTTGGCTCAATCTGGAGAAAATCTACCGGGTCACCAATTCCACTAAGTCGCAGGTTTAAACTGTGTAGAAAGTCGTTATTTGCGGGCATCAATTCGTACATATCAACATGGACGGCATTTGCAGCACCATGTGCGGCAATAGCAAGTGCACCGCGTCCTGCGCTTGGTTCAAGGACTATCATGTCATCTTGAATATCTGCCAAAGAGATAACATGCCTGGCAACTGACTCAGGCGTAGGGAAAAACTCAAAATCATCTTTGGGAACTATTACGTCGCCAGTAAGGATTATTTGCTCAATCCGCTCTGAGGCATCAGTATCGAAAACATGTGCCTTCGATTTTCTATTCCACTTTCCTCCAGCCGCCTCAATAACTTTGTTAGTTTGGTTATAAAGATTGCGATCAAGCTGGCCTGTTAGGATCAAAGTATTACCCTCACACTGACAGTTGCCTAGCACGTTTAAAACCTCATTATTTACACGCATTGAATTTCCTTAAGTCGAAAAAAAGCCCGCATACACGGGCAAAGAGGGTGAGTACATCGGAATGCCGCCTGTCACGGCATTGGGCTGTTATTCGCTGACTGGATTTATGTAATAGACTTCGCTATTTATATTGCGGATTATCTTCCCTTTGTTAACCAGAGCCTGTAATGCACTGAATGGAATGTTTCTGGCATTTAAGTCGAAATGAGTCACCCCTCCCAGTCTCTCAGCGAGAGTCATTATTCTCTTCTGAACCTTGGTCATTGCGACCCTCCCAGCGCCTTGGCGATTACAGAGTTAATAAACGCATAATTGTTTTCGACCGGATTAAGCGCCCCTTTTACTGGTGAAATTCCAGCCTGGTCGAACTGCGCTCTTACCCTGAGCAGAGCCTCCAGTAATTCCGGTGCTGCGGCGATGAGATTGGCGTTGGCTTCTTGTGCCTCTTCATCCTCCGGCCAATTTGGCGACCAAATCTCTACCCAGTCGTTATTAAGGCAGTGATGCACTGTTGCAATTTGACCGGTGTGGGTGTTATTTCGGTCTTTCTCCCACGGGCCCATTGTTCCTTTAAATTCACTCACATTAACCTCCAAACCAAATAAACCACACCCCACCAGAACGCGAGGCAGCCGGTAATCATCAATAGCCAGTATTTGCCTCTGTAGCTCATGGGGTGCTCCTAATTAAAAAGGCCGCTATTTAGCGACCTGTCAGATGTATGTGCCGGGATGTTTAGCCATTTCAATTCTTACGATGGACAGTAACGCTTCCTACATTGAAAATGTGATGCAATGCATCAGCAAACTTTTTAAGGTGATCTTCCGTCTCAATGACAATGGTCACCTTGCCCTCATCACTGGACAATTTCTTACCGTACAGAACTTCAAAAGCAGTCCTGACGTGAATAGCAGCGACAGTAGCGCTTTGTTCGTAACCGTCATAATTGCCGCCAACCAGAATATCTTTAAGGGTGCTGGCTGCGATGATTTGAATGTCTGTACTGAGTTCTCCGAATTCCATGTTTACCTCGCTGAAATAACGTCTGATTTACGATGCCCTGCATTAAATGCCGCCACTTGAGGCAGGCAGACAGAGCCGGATTCAATTTCCACCTCACGGACGCTGGGGCCGTTGATAGCACGCGAAATCTTCTCTGTGCAGCCCTCTGTTAGTTTCGTGAATGCTGCTTCAAGCTTTCTTGCAGTCGCCCGGTCAGCGTCACACAGAGCTTTGTATGCTGCGTAATGCTCACCACGCTCACGCATCCGGCGTGACTTGCTGTTTTCTTTCCTGCGTTTAAAGACGATATCAACCATGTGAACCTCCCAATTGACTTTGGTGGTGAGGTGGCTGGAATCGAACCAGCTTCCATCGGTGCGCTGCCGATTGCAGTACGCGCGGCGTTCCGCTACATGACTAGTACTTTCACAGTCGCCTATCTGCTAGCTCGCCATTGAGCTTCACCTCACCCCAAAGCCAACTGCGCTTTGGCCTACCGCAAGCGGCGGTAGAATTCCTGATTGTTAAAGAGCCATCAGCTTTCTGCGGCGGGCTGCGTCTTACTGATGAGATTAAATATACAAAATGTATCCGCATCATGCAATACGTTATGTATACAGATGGCCGATATATACATTATGTGATTGAGATTTAAGAGTATTTATTTTTCCCACAGGAAAATCAGAACGTTTTTTTTCAGGGAAGTAGTTTGCTCAGTTAATAATTGCGTGTGTAACGAATAAGTGCAGGGGTAAGGATAGGGGGTAGGCACGGCAACGCCGTCACCATTGGTAAATGGTTTACCAGGGGTGACATCGTTTACCGTAGGGATCGAGGTGGTGATATATTGGGTGGAAAGGTCAGATCTTTACGCGAATATCAATGAGTTATGATGTTGATAGAAGGGGATCGGCAGGCACAAAAACCCGGCTCGGCGGCCGGGTTTGTATCAATCTTCCCCGAACACAACTAATGGCAGGTGTTCGCTTGGAAAACCTGCTGAACTGAGGATATTTGAAGCAAATGATCTGATATATGGATAAATCAAAGATGGTGCATTTATTCGTCGCATCTCTTCTTCTGCTTCATCGCCAGTTAGTTGCGATGAAAATTTTATTACAGTGTAGTGGATTCCTGAAAGCTTAAACTTTGAACTTGAATGCAAAGAAAAGTCCATAACAAAACGAACGCTTTGCTTGTCGGTCGCGTTATAGTCCATGGCACAACCGACAACAAGATCACATTGGTTATTGCTACTTGTTTTCTCATCAGTTCTATCAAGTCTTACCTCGTCAACCCAAGTGCTTTCTATAGAATACTTCATACAATTTCCTAAATATTCAATGAGTTGTTACTGAGTCAGTTCTGGTGCTAATCTTTATTCTTCTTCTCGTAAAATCAGAAGTAAAAGTGTTTTTACTTTCATTTTCAATAATCTGAACCTTATATGAGCGAACCACCCGCTTTGCGTAATGCTCATAAGCAGTCAGCCCGGCCTTCTCACGCAGGCGAGAAAAAACATCGGGGCTTTCATAGGCAAGCCTGATCAACTTATCCATGGCCACAGACTGCATAACATCATCATTCTCGTATTTGGTGAAAGCATTGCTTCCTCCTCCGAATATGGATGCAGCTTCACCCTGAGTGATTGCAAGTTTTTCACGAATAGCGGTGATTTCTTGGCCGGAAAGAAGCCCGTCACAAGTTTTTTTGAAAGCCATCAATGAGCGCTTATTTTTCTTAGACTGATTATCAGTGACTACTTCACTCCCACAGGTTTTGCACTCTGAAAAGAACGTTACGACCTGACCCTTGATATCTCTATGTGTTACATGGTTAACTTCTTGTAATTCAATAAGTTCAGAGCTACCACAAGCTGCACAATGTTCAGTCATAAATACCCCCAAAATCAAAGATGACAAGATACGGTTAGCAGAATCGATCCCGCGTCAGATATGCAAAATTTTACAAAGTAAGAGCAATTATACTTTCGCTCCGTGTCTTCATTAGTCTCTATGCGAGAAACTGAATAAGCATCGCATGCTGCCCAAGGGCCATCCGGTTTAGATTGACACCACTCAGAACCTTTGAAAGTACCTGTTTTGACAGCTAGTTTGATAATCTCTAGAAGATCTTGGTTATCGAAACCTAAGTTAAAAACATCATTCCTGCACTTTCTGGTCCATGGAGAGGCGCCAGTTGCGACTGCTAAAACCTCATTCTCTCCGTAAAGAGGGCACTTGCCGGGGATTTTTAAGATCTCACCTTCAGCAGGAAAATTAAGTTTATGCCGGCTAACTATAGTTACCATTATGGTAAGTCCATTTTAGATGTCAAACTGATTTGCTGAATTTTACGCCCTGAATGTTACGGCACCCGTCTCTGCAACCTCACCCAAACGTCTCTTCCGGCCACTGGGCCTTAAACCAGCCGCAGCTTGGTCTCAATCGCAACGCCGATAATTTTGCAGTTTCCGTTTATAGGCACCATAGGCCACTGCGGGTTAAGCCCGCGCAGGTATTTCTGACTACCATCAACCACGAGTTTCTTGAATGTGGCTTCGTTATCATCAACCATTTTTGCAACCACCAGACTGCCGTTAACTGGATCGCGACCAGTATCAAAAAGCACAAAAGTACCTTCTGGAATGCTTTGGCCAGCAGGAGCCGTCATAGAGTCACCTTCAACCTCAAGCCAAAAAGCATCACCTTGAACATGGGCATCAGACTCAAGCCACAGGTCGATATCTTTAAGCGTATAAGCTTCACAAGCCTCAGCCCACGAACCGGCCTGTACTTTGCTAATCACCGGATATTTTAAGCCCGGAGTGTAAGGCTTAAATCCATCAACGTTTGCCATTGTTCCGGAAGGGGAAATGGTCCCATCATGATTGACTAAAAACTCCTTTAGTCCCAGATATCGCATTATCTTCGCGATGTCTTCAAGGCTTGGCTCACGTCTGGCGTTAAGCCAATGGCTCACTGCGCCTTTAGTGATGCCAAGATACTCGGCCAGCTTCTCCTGTCCGATTTCCTGTTCCTTCATGCGGAACTTAGCAAGCTCATACCATTTCATGTTCATTCCAGAATCATACAATTCGTATTCATTTTTACGAGGCACATTTTGTATATTTACTTGCTGCCATTAGATACGAAATGTATACTGTGATTTCAAAGGAGGCCCATATGAACAACTTGCGAAATATCCGTAAGCGGCTGGGACTGACGCAGGGAGAGATCGCCAGCGAACTTGGATTAACCAAGGGTGCAATCGGTCACTACGAGAATGGCCGTCGAAGCCTGAATGTAGACCAGTGTCGGATGCTAGTTACGGTATTCAACAAACATGGTGCCGCAGTAGGAATCGATGATCTTTTTCCGCCTACAGCAGCATAGATAACACCGCTCTTTACACAATCTGAACCGCTCCGCCGCTTGTGGAGCAACCAAGTGCCACTCACCGAGTGCGCACATACCTAACTAATTCAATATAGGAAATTTTATTCAATGGAAGCAGCAAAGCCACGCAAATCAACGTCTATTGCGTTCATCGGTCGTCATCTGTTGTCGGCCGCACACCAGGCGCTTAGCAATACCCGCCAGACCGTAGTTGCAAAGCTGCTTAACGTAGCCGATTCCACCGTTCTACGACGCACAGAGAAGTACCCGGAAATCATGGATCAGCTTGCCGCATCGGGAGTTGAAGATTTCGTGATGAAAGGGGAGAGAAAAATACCGCTGGAGCACTACCGGCATCTGATCTGGATACAGCTCGAATACTCACGGCTGCAACTGGAAATGACAAAAGAAAAGGCCGCAGAAGTGGTGGAACACTTTGCAGCCTGACGCGAAAAGACTGGATCAATTCACAGGGGTAATTATGCATCACACTCACATCAATTTCAACGGAGGCCGCGCACATGGCTAAAAGCTCAAAGGACGCCTACGGCGCAAACGGTCAAACCAACCTTCTCATGTTCGTGCCGGAAGCTCTGCATCTGGTGACAGACCCAGCGCATCCGCTCTATGACGAACGCATACACCTGCCTCTGGACGAGGCTATGGTGCTCAACATCATGGAATACGGCGTTCTACAGCCGATCATGGTTTGGAAAGACCCTGAAACCGGCCTTACCTGCGTCGTGGCCGGGCGACAGAGGGTGCGTCATACCCTGGAAGCCAATAAGCGACTTCTCGCCGATGGTAAGGATCTGCTTCAGGTTCCTGGTGCAGTTAAGCGAGGTTCGGCAATACGGATGGCTGGCTTCCGTGACAGTGAAAACGAGATTCGCCAGGCAGACACGCCATTAGGCCGAGCGCGGAAAATGGCAGGACATCTCGAACGCGGTCATGACGAAAACGACCTCGCTCTGATGTTCGGCTGCACTGTTAAAACCGTGCGTGAAACACTCACTCTGCTGGAATGCACCCAGGCCGTGCAGCAGGCCGTGGAATCCGGCTCTATCACTGCCACTACTGCCCGTCAGCTTGCCGACCTCACGCCAGATGAGCAGCGCGAGAAGGTTCAGCAACTGCAACAGGCTGGAGATGGTGAAAAGGGCCATGCCAAGGCGCGCAAGCAGCGGCAGGTCATGGGCACACAGAGAAATCACTTCAGCGTGAAGAAGGCTCGTCGGGTATGTGAGCTTATGTCAGGTTTCGAGGCCTTCCCCCACGAAAATAAAGACATCTGCCTGATTAAGGTTAGCGCCAGCGCGTTTGTCGAATTCGAACGGATCATGCAGGAGTACGAAGAGGGGTTTCTGCCATGAAAAAACGTTTATCACACCATCCTGTCAATCACAAAAACCTCACTCGAATGGACTATATCCGAGGCTTCAACCCTATCGCCGGTGAGAAGTTACGACAGATGCTGGAAGAGCACAAAGCCAAGGAGAAGGACAAGTGAGCAATGTCAGAAAACTATCCGACTACAGGCCACCACTGGAGGCCGTGGAGCGAAAAGTGGCGCAGCTTGAAGATGGCTTCTTGCGCCTTGCGAACGAGCTTCTCGATGCGACTATGTGCTCTGGGTTGCCAGAGACTGAGCTTTGCATCGTCATGGCCGTCTGGCGCAAAACGTATGGCTACAGTAAGAAAATGGACTGGATAAGCAATGAGCAACTTGAGGAGATGATCGGCAAGCATCTCACTCACTGCTCCACTGCAAAAACCAGTCTTGTCAGGAAGAAAGTCCTGCTTCAGGAAGGCCGTAAAGTTGGCATGAATACCAACATTTCTGAGTGGGAAACCAAGAATAACGGATTCTGCAAAACATTAGCTAAACCTGCTAAGAAAACATTAGCAGAAGTTGCTAACGGACCTTCGCAGAAGTTGCTAACCACAAAAGACAATATACAAAAGACAAAAGACAAAGAACCCACCATACCTCCCAAGGGAGGGTTTGATGGCAGCTTGCTCAGAGAAGAATTAATAAAACTTCTGGAAGGGAAATTCGATTTCGACAAGGCCAGCACTCTGCATGACGCAGTTGAAGCAGAAATCATTGCTGCCGGATATTCTTGTATTCGTGAGTTCCGTGTTGCTGACCGTGGTGATGGAAGGCCTGGGAGAGTTGATCTTCTGGTATCTGATTCAGATGGAGACGTTTGCGGCATTGAGATTGACCGAATTAACGTTCGCGACAAGTCAGTGGTAAAGCTAAAGCAGTTGGCAGACGGATTTATTTTAGTGAGGGAGGGTATCGTTTCAGAGCGTTATATGATGAATGGCGTTCCAGTTGTTAGTGCTCACCCACTCACCTCGGCTTGCAATGGAATTACACGTGACGAAGCCATGGATAAAGCCCGGATGGCTCTTAATTTTTACAATGAGATTACCGGTAGCCAGTGCAAAGACATGAAGCCTTTCATGACTCTTCTTACCCCTACTCAAACCCGGGACTCATACACGCTTGATGAAATCTGCACTGTGATTAAATGGGCTTTATCTGCATGGAAAACCCGCACCGGGAGCCTCCCAAAACCGGCAAATATCTGCCGTGTAACACGTTTCGATGGCTACCTGTCTGACGCGCTCAAGTGGAGCGAGGGCGCTGACCGCAACCCGGCATCCTGCCCGCACGAAAAACTTATAGCCCTTTGGAACAACAAATTTCCTGAGCGTGCTGTGGAGCTTCACGAGTGGAATAAATCTCGTCCGGCATATCAGGGGCTGGAGCGCATCTGGAACGGGAAAACCAACCAGGGCGTATGGCGTGAGGTAAAACACATCGACACGATTTTCAATCTGATCCGCAAGTCTACTCTGGTTGACGGGCTGCATGAAAAATACTGGCTGACGCTGGACTGGATACTGGACAGCCGGAACTGGGCGAAGGTTTACGAGCAGGTTCGTCGGGAATACAAAGCAGCGCACCAGGGGAGCCAGCCATGAACAAATATTCAGATCCCTACGTGGAACAAAGCGTACTTGGCTCAATCATGCTGGCTGCTTCCGATACTGACTATCAGGAAATGGCGCAGGATGCCATTGAGGTGTTGTCACCGGATGATTTCAGCAGTGCGGCTCACAGGGTGATATTCCAGGCCATTCAGCGCCAGAATCGCGCAGGGGCAACGGTAGATTTGCTGACAGTCGTAGCAGATCTTGAGCAGTCAGGTGACCTGGTGTTAACCGGAGGTTTTGCTTATTCAGCTGAGCTAACTAAAAACACTCCCTCGGTCAGAAACCTGCCTGCTTACACAGCAAAGCTAAAAGAGCTGACGCTGGGGCGTCGGGTAGTCGGCGTGCTGAGTACGTCTCTCAGCAAGGTCCAGGAGCCGGGAGTCGTTCCGCTTGCCGATATCATTGGTTCTATTCAGGCAGATGTCGGCGCGATTGAGACTCATCAGGAGGCAGGGACGCGGCACATCATGGACGGTATCGACATTTCGATAAACGAAATCGAGGCGATCATCAGTGGCGACATCTGGAAGCACCGCACGAAACTGGGAATGGAAACCATCGACAACGCTTTCGGCGGATTTAACAACACTGACTTCATCGTGGTCGGCGGTCGTCCGGGTATGGGGAAGACCATGTTCAGCACCACGGTTACCGAGTGCGTGGCGCTGCACAGCAAAAAGCCGGTGTTGTTCTTCAGTCTGGAAATGCCTATCGAACAGATCTCACAGCGCATTGCCTACCACCGCGCCCGCATCAGCAAAGAGCAGCTACTGGGTGACAACGGTCCGAACAGTGGCGATGTGGCGTGGGCAAAGCTGAGTAACGCCTTGCTTGAGTTCCAGCAGTCACCTATCCACATCAACGATAAAACATCACTGAGCGTTCATCAGATACGGGCAGAGGCACGCAGGATGCATAAGCAGACCGGCGGGCTCGGCGTCATCATCATCGACTATCTGCAAAAAATGAAAATGACTAACCCGGAAAACATGAACCAGTCTGTAGGGGAGATAGCTTCTGGCCTGAAAAATCTTGCTAAGGAACTCCGCTGCCCGGTCATCGCTTTATCCCAGCTAAACCGAAATCTGGAACAGCGTGCTAACAAGCGTCCTGTCAACGCTGACCTCCGTGAATCCGGAGTAATCGAGCAGGAGGCGGACGTTATTTTCATGGTTTACCGCGATGAAAAATATAACCCTCAAACCGAGATGAAAGGCGTGACAGAGATTATCTGCACCAAATCCCGGCATGTACCCGGTTCGGAAAAAACGTATTACTTCAGCAGCGCTCTATCTGGCCTGGACCCGCTGGACATCAGAAGTGTCAGGACCGGGAGAGAAGATTATGAACTTGAATGTTAACCGGATGGGCTACCGCAAGCAGGTGAAATCATGAGTTACATGAACTACAACGACGCCATCCAGCGAGAAGACGCAATGGAATGGCTACTCGAAACCTACGATGAATTTCCGAAGAGAGTTCCCCGTGGGCCGACAAAGGATATTTCAGAACCTATGTTCGGCAATTGGAGATGGGTGCTAAGCCCTGACGGTGAGATTGTTTTCGGTAACTGCTACCAGCCTGGAATTCTGAAAGCTGAGTTCGACGAGCGGAAATCTGAGGCGATGGGCGGGCAGGTGAAATCATGAGTAAGACACGAATCGCAATAGCTGTGAGCCTTGCCATCTACGGAGCGGCAATCCGGGCGGTCGAGCCAGCTAAACAAGGGGAAGCGCAATGAAGAAGCTGACAGCAGAAGACGCACGTAATGACTATGAGAACCTGAAGCGCTTTCACAGCGATCCTCGCATTGGGCTGAGCCTGCGTGAGGAGCGATACATGCAGGCGCTGGAGCATGCTATCCCGGCACTTGAGCAGCAGGAAGCAGAAGGAGCTACCGATGAATAGTAACTTTAAGTTTTATGCAGTTTCAGACTCTGATGGGATTGTTAGCGTCATTAACGATCGTTTCGAATCCGTGAAAGCGATATTTCACGATGTCAGCGATGCGAAAAAATTACAGGAGCAGGCATTGGCTGAAAAAGGATTAACTCTAACTGTTGAGGAAGTAAGAATAATTGGAGCTACCAATGAGTGATTACAGCATGCCGGTACTGAGTGAGCAGGAGCGGAAGGCATTAATCAGCCTGGCGAAAATTGAGGTAAAGCGATGGAAGTCATGCGCAGACCAGCAGCGCGGCGGCTTCATGGTTGAGTTGATGGAAATCGCCCTTGCAGCGCTTAATGCGGAGCCAGTAGGGTTTATTCGCCCATTCACGCCATTCACATTTGGCAAAAGCAGTGGTGCGATTTTCAAAGATGAGACCAGGCACTATTACAGGCCGGTGTACCTGTCCCCTCCCGTACCCGTTAAGCAGGAAGGAGGGCAGTGCGGAAAGTGCAAAGGAAATGGATGGTTCGCCGATGAAATGGGAATGCGCAGATGCTTTATGTGCAATGACTTAGTGCAGGAAGGAGAGCATCGTGACTGATTACAGCAAGAAGACCGACTTTGAGATTGACGCGGCGGTTGCGGCCATTAAATTCCCCGGCCATAAAATCACAAACTTTGCAGGGGAAGCGGTTGTTTGGTTCTCCAATTTGGAAACGCGAGTCTTTCGTTACTGCAATTCATGGGCTGATGCCGGGCCGATAGCGCAAGAAAAGCACATTGGAATAAATTACTGCTCAGCAGGGAAAGAATGGATTGCCGGTGATTTCTATCCTGATGCGTCAACGGCTGACTTCGGCGCAGATAAATACTTTGCCTACGATACAAACCCCTGCCGCGCTATCTGCATAGTCTTCCTGATGATGAATGAGGGGGAGTGATGAGCAACTGGATTCGCTGTAGCGAGAAAACACCAGAACGCGGTCAGGCAGTGCAGGTCAGTGATGGTCACGACGTTGGTGTGTGGCGCTGGCGTGGATTCTGGCCTGATAACGACTGGCATCGGTGTAGTGGCTCGAAACATGCGCTTGATATGCTGCGGCCGGTGACACACTGGAAACCGCTGTCGGAGCCACCGAAGGAAGGTGAGTGATGCTACATCAAATTTACGAAACTGAGGTTTACACGGGACTGCTGAGTATCGCGGTCCTTTTTTTATGGCGCTGGGCCGGAGGTGAGCGGTGATGATGTTCATTTTCGCATTCATTTTTGGCGCGTCGATGCCTCTGATTTTTGTCACTCTGTGGTCATTCTTAAGATGGGAAAACATGTTCTCAGGCGAATGGTGGTTTACTTTCCGCTTCAGCATTGTGTTCGGAATCATATTCGAAATCCTTTGGCTACTCAGCCTGGCGGGAGATCAGCCATGACAACCATCAAAGAGCAAGAGGTAAGCGTGGATAAGATGCGTGAAGATTTTGAGGCGTGGTGGGGCGACCAAGAAAAGCCAAGTGAATTTATTACCCTGCGAGTAGTAAAGCAGATAGCCTGGCACTCCTGGCAAGTTAGCCGGATGAGGCTGGTAGTTAAGCTTCCAGAAAAGACTGGTGACGAGATAGACGGATTTGACAACGGGATAGACTGCTGCGCTGATGCTATCCGCGCCGCCGGGATAACCGTTAAAGGAGAAGGGGATGAACAAACAAACGTTCTTTCTCCGGAATGAACAGATAAGACGAAACCTGATAGAAGCCATCCAGAAATTACCACTCGACGACCATCACCCCCTCACTATCCGCATTACCGACTTTGACCGCTCACTACTTCAAAACAGCCTGTTCCATGCCCTGTGTGGGGATGTGGCGCGTCAGGCTATTTGGCTGGAGAAGGAGCGCACGGCGGTTCAGTGGAAGACGCTATTTGTATCCGGGCATGCAGTTGCTACCGGCCTGGGCGCTGAAGTTGTTCCGGGGCTTGAGGGCGAGTTCTGTAACGTCAGGGAGTCAACGGCAAAGATGGGAATAAAGCGCATGGCAAGCCTCATCGAATATTCACAAGCCTGGGCGGTTGGCAACGGCGTTCAGTTGCGCGAGGTGCGTTACTCAGGCGATTACTGCGGGAGAGCAGCATGAAAAAGTTCTCAGACTTAGAAAAGGATTATATGCGCCGGGTGGTTGGCAAAGTCCCTGTCGAGGCAATGGCCGAGCAGATGAATCGAAACCTGAGCAGCGTTCGGGGGTTCTTTTCCAAACACCGCCTCAGCATAAAGGTTCCAGCCTGGCGAATGGAGCGATTCTGGCAGCACATTACCGAGCTTCGCCAGCAGAAGAGGGCATTACGATGAAATCATCAACACTTCTCTGGTGTGAGCACGCAGCAATACAGCCGACTAAGCGCTCCAGGGCGAAGCGCAAGCCGGTGTTATTTGAGAGTCAGGTTAAAACCTTCGACTACAGCGGGGCACTGAATAAAACCATCAGCGACCGTTTAAAAGCCAGGAGGGTTTATGGCTAAACCGGCACAGCCGAAGCTGCCGAAACTGAAGAAGTGCCGAGTATGTCCTGAGAAGTTTATCCCCCGTAATTCCCTGCACATCTGCTGCTCCCCATCCTGCGCCTACAAATACGCCAGCCTGCAATCAGCCCGGAAGAAAGCCGAGTCTGATAAAGCTGACCGCAAGGCATGGAACAAGCGCAAGTCCGACCTGAAGCCATTAAGCCACTGGGTAAACCTCACTCAGCGGGTATTCAATGACTTCATCAGGCTTAGAGACGGCGACGTTTGTATTAGCTGCGGCAGCACCACGGCAACCAGTTACCACGCAGGGCATTACAGGACAACGGCAGCGGCTTCACAGCTAAGGTTCAACGAAGATGGATGCCACAGCCAATGTGCATCTTGCAATACACACCAATCCGGCAACATCGGCCCCTACCGCATCAATCTCATAGCCAAAATCGGCCCTCAGCGCGTCGAGGCGCTCGAAAACAACAATACACCTCACCGATACACCAGAGATGAACTGGAACGCATCAGAAAGCGTTACAGGGCGCTTATCCGTGAGATGACAAAGCAACAGGAGCAGGCGGCATGAACAACATCACCTACCCATGCAACACGGCAGCAGTTTATCAGGATGTTATTTTCCCCATCACTCTCAACACAAAGCACGACATTCGTTCAGAGATTGACCTCGCTGTTAAGTGGTTCAAGCGATGGTTCGGAGATAAGGAGGTGGATATCACTGGCGAAATGCTGGTTAGTTTCGGTGGCCTGTACCTGAGTTACGAGCAGTCGTTAAGGAAGGCGCTATGAACTGGCTGCCCCAAATCCTCCACCTCTTCACCCCTGTTATCCCATCACCACCTCCACCAAAGAAAGCCAACAGCTGGCCTGTCCAGCAGAAGAGAAACACTAAGCGGAGAAAATATCGATGAGCCTCGAAGCAATCCCGAAATACTTCTTCCCAAAAAGCACCATGATATCTGACTCTCCCCGCGCTACAGCATCCGACGCAATGACCGGTACTGACTGGATGGCAGCGTTAGGACTGGCAGACCTTAAAAGCGGATTTGGGCTGGATTTGTTCCTGGCGAAGATGGGTATCAGCGCACCGGATAAGGCACTGCAATGCCTTACCGATTACGCGATGACACAAACGAGTCGTTACCGGGCGGTGGCTGAACTCGATGAAGATACTAAACGCAGTGTTGTGCAAATACTCGCAACATTCGCATATCAGGATTACTCACGCAGCGCGGCCAGCACCCGGACGTGTGAATGCTGCAAAGGGGAGGGGTTTATTGAGGCTGATGTGTTCAGCATGAAGTCTGCTTTTGGTGTGGCCCCAGCCGGTGGCTTCTCTGGAGTGCAAAGAGTTGATGAAATGCTGCCATGCAATGTATCCAGCAAAAAGCGTGAGACAGTTCGGATCATCTGCCATGTCTGTAAGGGGAAGCGGGTAATCAGCAACGCCTGCCGGTGCCACGGCAAAGGAAAGGTGCTGGATAAAGAGCAGACGGAACGGCAGGGCGTACCGGTCATGAAGGATTGTCCGAGGTGCCAATCGAGAGGATATGCGCGCCTAAAGTTCTCGACAGTTCTGTCTGCTGTGCAGATTGCCTCTCCGGCAATCGGAAAAACAACAGGCTATGACCATGTTAAGCCGTTTTTCGAGTTGCTGGTCAGTGAGTGCCACAAACAGGAGGCTGTAACTGAAAATATGCTAAGCAAGGTGACAAAAAGAGAATAGATTTCTATTAAAGTGAGGGTCTATAGAAATAACCCATTGCAAGGCGCGGAATTTTCGCCTAATATGCAATCTAACACTAGAAATCCGTGAAGATGTTACGGTGGACTAGGAAAATAGCCTCGGAATAGTCCGGGGCTTTTTTATTGCATCAGATAAGCAGCTTGACCAGGACTCTTTGCGGGCATTCGTGTTGTGAAACAGGCTGCTTTTCGATGTGGTGAATACTGGCTTCCATGAAATGGAGTCGGAGATAAGCACCGGCCCACCACACACAAAACTGAGCCGTAGCCTTAACTGGCAATCCAGCTTTCACCTGTGATTGTTATGCTACGGCCTTCTACACCTGCAATCATAGCTCAGATGGTAGAGCGCCTCCCTTCCAAGGAGGATGCCGCGAGTTCAAATCTCGCTGATTGCTCCAATACTTCAAGGTCGCCATAGAGCGGCCTTTTTTTATGCCTGCAACATAGGATTCCAAATGCCAAGTACAACAGGGGTTGTCATCGGCGCTGCGACAGGTGGTGCCCTTGGCGGCTTCTGGGTCGGTGCAGATT